AGCCGCCGACCCATGTAGTCGTAGGCCATGTGACAGTGTACGCAGAGCCATCATCAATCATCAGCGTGACAAACTCACCATCAGAAAGCGATTCAGTGAAAGTAGTGTTTGCCGCAAGCGTCTTGTATTGAATTGTTCCATTTGACGGGTCAATCACCGTGCCCGTTAAGCTGTATTGCTGCTCCTCAATGGCTTTTTCAAACGTAACGCCGCCAGTGTTGACGGTAAATATCTCTGTTGCACTGCCGCCTTGTTTGTCTGAGCCAGAGGTAATTCTGAAGCGCGTTGAAGTATCATCAAAACATAGCGCAGGGCCAGTCGCGCCAGTACCACTTAATAGTGTTATCCATTTGCCGCCACTGCCCTCGACAGAAATCTCGCTAGATGCTGTCGTAGAGTGAACGTCTAGCGTGGAGGTAATGGCACCATCGCCAATACCTACGTTCTGGCTGGAATCAATCGTGACCGCAGTGCTTGAGGCGTTGTCGTCGATGCCTAAAGAAGTAAACGCACCCGTGACCGTAGTGCTACCATCCAAAGTGATGGTCGAGCTGCCCGTGGTAGCACTGCCTATGGCAATCTTGCCAGATACGCTGTTGGCATAGAGCGCAGTATTCCCGCCATTGTTATATTTAGCCTGCAATACGTCTGCCGCTTGCAAGATTAAATCGCCAGTACCGGCTGTCTTTATTGCATATCCGTTTACGTCGAGGTCGCCACCGAGCTGCGGAGTTGTGTCGCTAACAACATCAGTTAGGTAAGTGCCGAGGTCACTAATATCAGCCTCTACCAGCGCCCTTTGCTCTGCGACATTTGAGGCATTTCCAATAAACACGGTGCCATCAGCAAGGTTGGGAACGTCATTGGATCGGCCTGCGCCTGATACCAATATTTGACCGCTAGACGCATTGATCTTGAGCGCTTTGCCAAAGTTTTGAATCAAGCTGCTCGCGCCTGTTGGCTTGGTTGCTGTTAGTGCGCCACTTGTGCCAACGTAAAGCGTATTTCCAGCCGTAAAGCTAGAGGTATCTAAATTGTTCACTAATCCAGCTACCGCAATCTTTCCTGTAGAGGCGTTAGTAATGTCTGCAATGACAATTCCGACAGCAGGCATAGTAGAGCTAGAAGTATTGTCTGCCGCAGCCACAGAAATGTCAGTGCCTTGTACGCCAGACTGATATACAACCGTGCCTTTTGACAGTGTAGAGCCAGTGCCGTTGTAGGCAGTGATCTCAGTTACCTCTGAGGAAATGGTTAGCTCATTCGCCCCGTCATCATAGGAAATGTCAATGCCGTTGCCTGCCTGCAACAGCGTATCAACTCTATCGTCAACGCTTTCTGCAAAATCAGAAACCTGCGAGCTTGTAACGCTTAATGCAGCTTGATGCTGCGTTACGCTGCTTTGAGTAATGTTTGCGTCTGGTACGTTGGCCCATGTAACGGCAGCAGTTAGATCATTAACCTCAGAAACGCTAGCAGGCGCTCCATTTTCCCATTCTCCAGAAGTGCTGTTATAGGAAAGGATATGCCCATTGGCGACAGACGTTATGGTTACGTCAGTGAGGTCATTTAACGCAGAAGCTAGTCCAGCTTCGCTCGCTGTTTGATTGATCCACTTTGATGTGGCGGTATCGTAGGCCAGCACTTCATTGTCAGCAGGGGTTCCGGTAATCACTACATCGGTATTTGTGCCGAGCGTGACAGTTGTTAGATAGCCAGCAGAGGCGTGGTCGCCCCATCCGTAGGCAGTATCCCATTGCCCGACCTTAGTATCGGTAATGTCGTTGACGCCCATATCAATGAGTTGCCCATTAGCGTCTAATGGCCCACCAAGCTGCGGGGTTGTGTCCTCAACTAAATTAGACAAATAACCCGCTGTGCTGTGATCGCCCCAACCATAAGCAGTGTCCCATTGTCCTGTGCTAGTGGTTGTTGGAATTACATAACCCGCAGTCAGCGTGACCGCTAAAGTGCCAGATGATGTTATTGGGGTGCCGCTTACAGTTAAACCAGTAGGAACGGTCATAGCTACTGACGTAACGGTTCCTGTCCCAGTAGTGGTTCCGTTTACCCAATTTGCGCCATCATATTTGAGAATTTCGCCAGTGCTTGCAGAAGTAATAACTACATCAGACAAGCCATTAAGCGCCAATGTGCCGCCAGTGGTTATAGCTCCCCAACTGGTTCCATCAAAGGCATAAACGGCGTCAACGTCATTGACCCACAGCCTCACGCCCTCAATCGGAGTCAGGTTGTACCATGCACCGCCAATATAGTAGGCAATGTCATTCTGGCTATACCCGCCCCAATTCGCCCCCGTTGGGCTAGAGGGCAAAATGTAAGCATCGCCCTCGCTTGGAGTTGATGGCTCTGCGGCTGTAGAAAGCGAAATGGCTCGCGTTACTAGCGTTTCGATCTGCCGCAGCGCTTGGTTGACGGTTACTTCTGGCTGAGATTGATTAGAGGTAAGCTCGTCAATTTCAAAGATTGGGGTGGTCATACCGTAGCGGCTCCTATATATCCAGCGCCCACGATTGCGCTTCTTTGGTGAATTTCTACATCAAGACTTGATTGTAACGCACCAAACAAACCAATTTGCTGAGTTGCAGTAAGAGTGAATGTTTCTGTAGTAGCAGAAAAGGTAATGGGAGATATTAAACCACCCAAAACGTCGATTCTATAAGTTGTGCCTGATTCTGAAACAGGAGGCTCCCACAGCATTTGACCTGAATGCCTATCTCTGCGCTTCCAAGTAATTATTATGTCACCAGCACTGTTTCTGTTTGCGTGAATATGCGTGGGCGCATAGGGTTTTAAGCGAACGCACGTTGACTGCCAAGTATCTTCTGTTACATCAGAAATATCTTGCTGCTCAGTAACCGCCTTAAGCCGGAAAAAGCTATTTATGTTGGCGTTAGAGTGCGGGACATTAGCAAATACGCCATTGGTTTCCGCTAGCACAAAAGTATCAGCACCCGTACTAGAGGCAGACATAGCCCATTCTGTGCCTAACCTTCCCCTCAAAAGCCCTGTTAAATCATAAACGCCTGCCGATACAAGCGTAGCATTTAAGAATTGAATTACCTCCCAATCAAAATCTTGATTGCCTATAAACGCGCCATTAGCGCCAGCCAATAACTGCGCCATCGTGCAGCTTGTCAATTCGTCATCTGCATCGTCAAGGGTCACTCTGAGAGTGTGCGTATAGTCAACAATGTACGGGTTGCCAACGGGCAGTCCGGTTATCGTTCCAGTGATTACTGCTGGCTGGACTAACGCTGCCTCTGTGAAGGAAACGCCATCCAGAGAGTAATAAATTGATCCGGCAGTCCAATCTGGGCCTGTGCCTCTGCCAGCAACTAAAAAGCCCGCCGAATCTTCATACGCTGCGCCTGTATCAGAATTTGGCGTATTCAAGTAGTAGCCGATAGTGTCGCCTCGGCTTATTGGTGGCTGCGGAGTTGTGGTTGTATCTTCGCCTTCTGCGTCAGAAACATAAACCTCTGGATTAGAAAATACTACCGCCGCGTCATCATCTTGCTCTTGCCTAACTTTCTGCTGGATGACGCCCTCACATTCGAGGGTATTTGGCAAAACGTATGTAATGCCAGTGAGCCGCACTTCATACGTCCATCCGTCATAGCCAATCTGAATAACGTCTGTCGGGTTGAGAGTGATTTTTGTAGCATCAACAATAGAGAAGCTAATTGACTCTCGCTCATACCATAAAGAGTGCAGCAGAATCTCAGCAGCTTGAGCGCCCCGATCATTTTTCATCGTGATGGGCACTTTCATTGTCTTTTCGACAGAAGTGTAAATAGTGTCAAATACTCGGCGCTGCGTGTTTTCAATAAAGTCAGCGTCAGGGTCTTGATAGGTTAGAGATAGCGTTTTCGGCAAATCCCAATCCTGCGTCAATGACGCAATGACCGGAGCATCGTCGGCTTTTATGCCAATAGTGTCTTTTGCTATTACGTCAGTCGCAACAGTGCCGCGCGATCTGAAATGCAGGCCATAACCATCTTCATAACAATCAATGCAGAAAACCTTGAGCAAAGCCTCAAGCGCTTCAAACACTGACATTTGCCTGTCTACAACGTATCCGCTAATAGCAGGAACGTCAGCGCCTATTTCATTTACGGTGTAATCAGTTATCGGGACATTTGCCCGCAACATCAGGCGTCTAATAGCTTCCGCAACAGTGATTTCGTCTGCCTTATCGGGCGAGATACACCAATCTTTTGTCGTCGTATCAATTTGCCAAATCATATCCTCATAAAGAGTTTCAGAGCCTGTGATTGTTCTCACATTTGGATAGTCTACGCCGTAGACCCAAGTGTTTATGTCGGATGGCCCTTCATTGTTGTCGATCAGAGTTTGTAATTGATCCTCCCAAAATGTTTGGTTGGAATAATCAGCGTCACTGCTATGCAGAACCTTTCCAAGCCCTAGTTTGGTTTCGTAGCTGCCGCTTTCAGGCCAATAAACTGCCTTATAACTTCCAGCAACAGCTAAACCTACAACTCGTCGGACCTCTGTGCACTCGCGTCCAGCTGCGGTAGCCTGCAAATTAGGAGGTTCAAATCCACATTGGTAGGACAGCTTCCTGCAATCAATTCTCGCTGCCTGAAAGTAACTGTCGATCCCAGCGCCGTTAGTAACTAATTCTCCACTGGCATTAAGAGGGCAATTAGCCCAACCGCCTTCGGCATAAGCATAATCATAGGTTCCATCTGGGTTTTGGTCTTGCCTCCACATGACCATCGGTACATAACCGCTGCCGGTGTCCTCCCCAAACCAAATAGCGTCCGACTTGCTCACACCAAATAAAAGAGCGCAAAGTGAGTTCACTGTATAAATAGGCGGCAGATAGGTTTGGCTGTGCAGATAATGAGCATAGGCAGTGGGCTTTATTGCGCTGAACCAGTATCTAACTCTTGATGGCGCTGCCCATGTATCAAACCCTTCTGGGTAATCAGGGTGCCCTTTTATTGTTTCACTAGGCTCAGGCCCTATTTTTGATGATGGTGCTATTGAGTAGCCATTGGGAGCGCCAGATGCAACTGCAAAGCCTTCTTCAAGAGTGTACCCAAGCGGATTGGCCCAAAGCGATGAGCGACCATTGCCATCTGTCACTATTTGCGACTGTATTGCTTCAGCCATGCCATCTGCTCTGGCATTAGTGCCTGTATTAACCCACATACTTGTAGTGTCATTTGGGTTTAGGTCTGGGAAAACCGAATCGCGGACAGCGTACTCGTAAGTTGTTTCTGTAGTGGTGGTTGGGTCTTGAATTGTGCCGACAGAGAAAGTGAAATTTGGGATGCGGTTGCCGTAAGGGGCCAAATCAAATTGGTCAAAAACGGCATAAACAGTATTTCGATAAGCAGGCGTAGCCCCTTCAAAGCTAGCGATTAGGTTGCAAACTGGCTGATCGCTCTTGCCTTGGAATATCCGTATAGTGCCGGGTCCGCTTGCTGAGGTACTGTTTTCGTTTACAACTATGATCCCGTCTTTATAGGGATTAGTTGCAGTGCCATCGTAGATAACTTCAGTGTCAGCCCATATTTTGCCAACGGTGTATCCCTGCCCAACATCCCCAATGTACGGGCCTTCTGCTATCGCAATAGCAAAAGTGGCTGAAAAATCATAAACAGATGCCCCGCCACCGCCTTTCCCGCCGACATCTCGCTCTCTATAAAAGACCTTTCCAATCCACATCAGAGAGCCAGCGACTCTTGCGTTGCCTAAAACAACTTTCAAAGTATCGCCGTATGACGACCTCTGGATTTTTAATTCTTCTAGCTTAGGGCCACCAACTTGCTGCCCCATATCAAGCAACGATGCAGCGCCAAAACCAATGCTCGCACCGTAAACGGCACCCATCGGCCCACCAACGAAAAAGCCAATAGCCGCGCCAGCAATGCCGCCAGCTATTTGCGAGACATTACTCATGCGTGAACGCCCTCACAATAAACCCTTCGTAAATACTGCGGGGCTGTTCTACAACACCATCGCACATCCAATAGCTATGAATCACTGTGTCCGTTTCTTTGCTATAAATCAGCACATGATTGGCTTGGCGTCTTTGACACATAACTAAAACATCGCCCGTATCTGCTTCATCAAGCGGGATTTCCACAAGTTGCTCGCTCAACCCTTCTAACAAGCTATCGCCGGTAGGGTAGCGAGAATAATTTGTGCGATCTTTTACTTTTATGCCTGCTGCTTTATAGGATTCAGCAACCAACCCCAAGCAATCAACGCCCACGCCCTTGCATCTAGCTTGATGCCTAAATGGGGTGCCGAGCCATGTTCTAGCCTCTGCTACGATTTCATGCTTCATTTCTTAAACACTTGGAAAGAAACGTCAGGGGATGGAACACTCGGGAATCCTCTAAAATTCTCTTGATTAGAGCGATTCAAACAGTCCGTGAAAGTTTTGTCGCAGCCTTCAATTAGCTCATATTCATCGTCAACCAACGGCAAAAATGGAAACGGCCTGTAAAACGTAATTTCGCCAGTCGCTAGAGAATGTTTGACGTCTCGGCTAATACCCGCGTTTTCGCCCCGCGTTATAGTGAGCTTGCCATATCGGAAATGGTCATCTGCCTCGGTTCTACTGGTATCAACCACCTCCTGCTGCGAGGTAACAGATGTCAGCGTTCCTGTAACGGTATACGTTGCAGCATCTAAACTGCATCTAGTATCGCAAAACTCTGCATCGCACGTTGCTTGAATCGTTCTGCAAATTGCATTATTGAGTTGTTGGCTTAATGCTCTAAATTCAGCAGTATATTTGCCCCTGTCTGATTTAACTTCGCCCCAAAATCCTCGGGCTATTCTTCTAACAACAGTTGAGTTGCCGTAATCATAGAGGGTTATGATGACCTCTGCGTTATCAAAATTTCCACTGGTAGCTTCTGTGATGGTAAAGCCAGCAGAGCCTAACAGGCCAGAAATGTCTGCATTGTTCACGCCAGTTGATACGTTGGACTCGTAATCTGTCGGCTCATAGCCAGAGGCGCTAACAAAAACTAACCCGTTTACGTCAACATCAACGTCCAGATCGGTTAGGCCAATCCACGTTCCATTTGTTTGCACAATGCTTATTAGAGTGCAGTATTGGGTTGTTTGGTCAGTTACGCTCACGAACGCACCTCAATCAGAGCAACCGAGGTAGAGCCTGATTCAAATGCCTCTAATTGAGTCGTAATTTCATCTTGGTTAAAACGGCAATGCACATCAAATTCGCCAGTCCAAGAATCTCCCGCGGAGATGCCAGCGCCCGTTATGATTCCGGTGGAGTAGTCCAAGGTAAATCCAGACGAGCTTCCATTCACTTGTATAGTGCCGCTTATAGGCTTGGTTATGAATCGAGTATACAGGTTAGTGGTTCCGTATTTTTTTGCTAGCTGCAAATCTCCACCAGTATTGGTGGCAATTACTGCGGTAGCGTCTGCCGTATCATGTTCAAAGTCAGCCCAATCTTTATATCTAAAGGTATGGAATTGGCCTCTCATTTCGTGAAAAAACGCCACCAAAGTCTCAAGCTGTGCGTGGGTTCTGACGCCATAAGCAACATCATAATAATATCTTGCCATAACCCAGTTTTGATTGCGTGATTCAAAGCCAGAGCGGATTGTCTGGACGCTAGTGTTGTATTGCGGCCCGCCTGCTGATCCGTATGAAATGTCACTTGGAAATTGAATATCAATAAAACTCATTTTTATCTATTCCTTGCATTTGCGCGTGACATTGACCTGTAAACGCCCTGCTGCATTTGCTGTATTGACCTTTTATCTAGCTTGCCGTCAGGCGCAGCGACATTGATCGTGACGTTATTATTATTAGTCGTCTGACTGCCGCCTTTCGTCAATGCAGTATTGGGGGTTATGTTCCCACTCATATTGCCCATTGTCAGCACTTCTGGGCCGCGCTCACCTACAACATACGATTCGCCAGCCCTTACCTGACCACCCAAGGCTCTGCCCTGCATAGATTGTGCAGCATAGGTGACGCCAGCCGCCAAAACAGTCGCAGCAGCAGCCGCGCCCAACGCGGGGCCAATAATCGGGATGCCAGCTAGAGCGCTGTACGCCTTCATAGCGGCATCGTATGAGTTAGATATGATGCTTGCTGCGTTTTCCCTTTTCTCCGCATCAGCAAGGTTTGCTGCGAGCCTGACAGCCGCCTTGGTCTTTTCGCTCTTGCCTTCTAACAACAAATCTTCGAAGTTCAGCAGAATATCTTTCTGCTCCTCTTTGATTCGCGTCTGTTCGTCTGCTAGCCGCTGTTCTTCCTCCAGCATGGCATCGACCATCTGCTCTGCCGCTTCCAATCGCTTTTCGTAATTTTCTCGAATTACATTTTGCTGCTGCTCCTCCAGCTCAAACATTGCGTCAAGGGCTTTTTCAACAGCCTCAATTTGATCTTGGGCCCTTTCATCAGCCAAAGCCTTCATTTCAGCGTTGAATTTTTCTTCCGCGGCGATCTTCAGCGCGTGAATTTCCTCTGGAGCATAGTCGCCAGAAGTTTCCAGCGCTTTTATGTAATCAAGGCGCTCTTTATGAATACGGCGTATTTCTTCATCTTCTGTCTCATTAAGCCGCAAAATTTCATTAACGCTGTCTTGCTCTAGTTCTCGCCTTTTAGCTTGTGCCGCAGCCGCCTGCTCTGCCTGTATTCTCAAGCGTTCGGCTTCATCTGCTGCCTCTTGCTCTCTACGCCAATAGGTTTCCGTGTATATTTCGTTTTCAATATTTTGACGTTGCAGCAGCAGACTGTTAATTTCTTCCTCAATCTCTGCAATTTCCTGACCGCTGCGCCTGCCAGCAGCCCCGCTATCTTCAATAGCTTTTTTTCTTTGTTTTAATAATGTGATTTCTTTGTTGACAGCAAGCAAGCGAGTTTCACTGTCAGCAGTGCCTTGCGCGAGAGCGATTGCTGCTGATAAGTCCTCAACTCCTTGGGTGGCTAACCGTATAAACTCATTCATTGGCCCTTTTGTGCCAGTGCCAATAGTTAGGAAAAGGGCGTCCCAAGAATCGCCAAGGTTAGAAATGGCTCCGTCTAGCGTAGCCGATCTGCGCTCCATGTTACCCATGAAGTCTTCGGCTGCAATTTTCTGAATATGCTGCTCAATGGCGGTCGCGCTGTTTGTAATGCGCGTTTCCATGCCTTTATAAAGGACAATAAGCTCTTGCCCATCTTTTCTTATTTGAATACCAAAAGATTTAAGGGCTTCAAATTCACCGACAGATGCTTGCCCAATAGCTCGCACCATATCTTCCAGATTTCTGCCTAGACCAGAAGCAACATCACCATAGGCGGTCAATGCCTCCATAGAGGGATCAAGCCCGCGTACAGCTAGCTGCGTGAAAGCGTTAGCGACCTGTGCTAGGTCATAAGGAGTAGTAGCGGCAAATTTTTGAATTTCCTGAAATTGCCTCTGGGCTTTTTCTGCTGACCCAGTGACAGTTACCAGTGATGCGTTGATGACCTCAAATTCTCTAGTAACATCTACGGTTTTCTTCAACGCCGCTCTAGCTGTCAGCGCCGCTGTCGCTATTGCTGCTAGGGCAACAGCAGCTTTCCCGAAACCGCCTTTGGCTGCTTTTTCTGTTTCTTTGTTTGCGCTTTTTGCTTCTTTTTCAAGCCCGTCTAATTCATGCTCGGCGTCATTTGCGGCTGCGCCCACTTTTCTCAGGGCTGCTGCGGCTCTGCCGAGGTCAGACGTATCTGCCTTGAATTGTAATGTTGCTACTTCAACGGCCATATTGGTTTCACCTCACGGTATTTAGCTAATTTTACAATAGCGCGCACCTCCCAAGGGAATAAGATTGCTCCTGTGAGGGATATATAGCTTTGAATTTCTTGATAGGTATGTTTCGGCAAAGAAATATACGCATCCCAAGTCGGCTCTAGCTCTGGCGACAAAGGCGGTGCGTTGAGCAAATCAGGCGGGGTTTTGCCTGTGCTTTTTTCTACTTGCTTGAGAGAGTCGTAGCGGCTGACCTTGGAGCCTTCTGGGTAAGCGTGAATGTACATAAGCCACCTCCCAAAAGTAACAAACTCGTCAATCAGCCTTTCGTAAAATTTACCCTATCGCCGCAGTGGTCAAGAATCCTGTCCACGTTTACCGGAGAGTTTTCTAGCAAGCCCTTGCAGGCTTTTTTACTAAATTTGAGCGGCTCACCATCCTTGGTGATATTGCCCCAGTCAGTAATTAGATCAATCGCAAATTCAACGTCGAGGGGGAAGAAATCAAACACTTCCATCTCCTCATTTTTTGCTTTTAGCTCAATTATCATTTTTCGTTGATTACGCTTGGCTAGGCGAAAGGCCGCAGAATCTGGGCCTTGCACAATCACAAAAGCATCCGATACAGACCCATCGGCCTGTACCAGATTGCATTTTGTGCCAGCCTCATGCGCCTCGCGCGTTTCTAGCTGACTTATTTCCATAGGTTACGCCGCTGATCTAGTGATTACGATGTTACTCGCGTCTCCAGAATCATAAAGGCCAACAAAGTCCATGGCAATAGTAACCGGCCCTTCGCCTGCAACGTCAGGCTGACCGGAATTGTATTTCACATTTCCAATATCAATAACGTAATCGTTACCATCAGGATCAGTGAGAGTGAGTTGTATACTGCTTGCGGTTTCATTGATGAATTTCTCATACAGCGTTTTGCTGTCGAAGTATGTCGTCATTGACCCGCTGAGTCTACTTTTCCCGATACTCGGCTGCAATGTGAGAGGACTGCCAACTCGGAACATAGGCTCGATGCCATTTTCCAAGTTAATGTCGATTGCAGTAACCACCCCAATAGTTGAGCCGCCCTCAGTGATTGACCCCGTAAATGAATCAAATGGCAGATTGCCTACGTCAGCAGAATATGTGCTGCTGGCAATTTCGGCAGTCGCAAGGCTAATGTCTTGGCCTACTACAGTAAATGACATAGTGACCATGGCATTAGGGGCTACTGACATAGAAAGGGCTGAAATCTCTACGCCCGTATATCTGTGCCATTCTGGGGTAGCCAAATCCGCAAACTTGCGCTCAAACGTAAAGGAGCGCCGCGTTACTCCGGTCTTGAGTACGTCAGTCGTCCAAGTTCCGCAAAATGCAGCTTCTAGCAAATCATCAAGCGCGCCATACTCAAGCTCTACGCTAATGTCGCCGCCGATCTGTTTATTGCCGTGTCGGAAATCCTCAATTTGTCGGTCTCCGCGTAATTTTTCGCTCTCCAGTCCATCCTTGGTAAGCGCCAGCGTAGTTCCGGTATGCGGGCATGGCGTCCAAGTAGGCGTGGAAGGCGTTGTCCCATAAGTCACTTCTGCAATGAAGTGGAGACTGTGCTGTGCGCCGTTCGCAATTGTCATGTTCTAGCCTCTGTGAATAATTGAAAATTTACCGAAACAGGCACCGAGTACCACGCGGTATCTGTCGCAATAGCCAAACCTATGCTGACCGACCTGATTCTTAGCTTAACGTCATTATACGTCAAAACGGTGCCGCGTTTGAAAGCATCAGCTATTGAATCAACCGCCTGCGGTCTGCCTGACCCTCTCGGCACCACTACCTCAATTTGGTAGATGCCATTTGTTTCGTCCAATCCAGTAGCGCCAAGCGATGCCTGAGAAGTCTCGGTAGGAATAAAGGTTGGCTTTATGTAGACGGTTCCGGTCACTGGCTCATACGGTATGTTGGGATAAGCCACCGGATCACTGACAGACGCCGCCAGCTTTGTATCTAGCGCTGCCTGCATATCATTAAAAAACGTGCTCATATCTTGATAACCAATGGCTTACTAGCCAATCTCGTCATTTCCATTTTTACCATGTGAGAATTATTTTCTACCCACGCGGCATATTGCACGTTGTTCGTCAGATAAAAATTCATGCCTAACTGCAATTTGGCGGTTTCTGTCATCGCTTGAGTGCTAGCAGTGCGACCCGCTGCCGCCTTTCCATCTGACTGTATAGTTCCGCTTGCTGGCCTTGATATAGTGGCCTGCCAGTTTGATCTAAGCAGTCCGGTATCCACAGGCGTTGCCTCAATTATTCGGCTAGAGGAAGCCAGCAGTGTGCCCCGAATGGACTTTTCCACTATTTCAATAATGCGCTCTACCGCTTCGTCAGTAGTCTGCGTCATCGTCTGATCTGCAAGCTAACCGCCAAGCTAGTGCCTGCGGGTTTAGTGTCACTGACAGCCATGACCGTATAGGTCACACTATCTACCACTACAGTATCGCCAACCTCGTAAGCGTAGCCTTCTGCCAACATCCTGCGATCACCAGCCTCGACAGCAAACCGCGATCCTTTTGCCGCCGCGCTGAAATCTCCAGCATCGGCGGTTTTGAAATCGAAAATACAGGCATATTTTGTGAATGTGCTGGTTGTATCAGTGGTTTGCCCTGTCGCTGCGCTATACGAGCCTTGAGTTGTGCGCGTGAATGTATACTGCCGCCCAAACTTGGTCAGCAATGCCGTTGCTGATTCCTTGAGAGGAGTATAGTTGTAGCTCATACGCGACTAACTTCCATCGGCGAATGAATCAATTTTCGCAATGCCTTCATAATTGCAGGCGTTGACCTTTTCATGCCAGAGCTAGTGCTGTATTGCACCTCAATGTCTCCGACCTTTTCGCGCAGCGTTTCTCGCTCACTAGCGCTTAATTTGCTATCTCCGTCTATCTCTACCTTGGTAGCTTCATAAACGGCAATTTTGACCTCTTTCGGAATTTCATCAGATTCAATCGAATACCCGTCAATAAAGACGTAATCCCGAGGCCATTGTAGCGATTGATCTTCAGTGTGCTTTTCGCCCAGAAATTGCAGCGACTCGATAAAATCCATCGCGCGCTGAATCTTTTGGTCTAATTCATCTGTATCGGCTGGATAGGTTATGCCCCTAGCATCGGCCCATGTAGTGAAATCACTACGGCTGACATAGCTTGTGGCATTTGACACTATGGAGCCATCTTCTACGACCAGTGCCATAAAAACTCCAGAAAAGGGGAAAGGGGGCCGAAGCCCCCTGATTGATCTTAGCCCAGAACCAGAGCGATGTAGTCAGGCTTCCAAGCCTTCACGCCCCAAGCAGAAGCAACCTCGATCATGCTCTTGCGATAGCCCTTGTAGACGCGAATCTCAAAGACCAGACCGGAGTGAGGGTCTTGGACAACCATCACATCGTCAGCAGCATCGCCGCCTTCTGGCGCAGCAGGAGCCCGTACAGCAAGCTCAAGCGCAGCGCGGTGGAAGGCTACGTTTGGAGTGTAGCTGCCGCCTACAGTGATAGCGTCATTGTCTGCCTCTGCTGCTCGCAAACCGGGTGATCCGATTGTAAAGCTGCCAGCCGCCAATTCAGTATTAACAACATACTTATCG